CCATGTCCATGGCTCCTTTATTAGCCTCGGCATCAGCAATTTCTTTTGAAGATGCTAAATTTCCAAGAGAATCAATTGATATAATAAATTTTCCGTGAAGTTCTGGCTCCTCTTCAACCCCGTCTAAGAATGCCATAATTTGATTACGACAATTTTCAACAGTATCAACAGGAACATATTTTACATTTGAAACATCTAGGCCTACATTTTCAGCTCCTTCTTTTTCAATTGCGACTTCAGTATCAAATATTACCGGGATCATCCCGGTTTTTTGAGCCTTGGCAAGAATCTTATTTAAAATAAAGGTTTTACCGCATTGAGCTTCACCCGCAAAAATCGTTATTCTACCTTTAGGAACACCTCCATATAGGGATCCAGATAAAATTGAATTTAATACTAAGCACCCGGTATCAATCCACTCAGTTACATTACTAAGCGTATTCTCTTCAAGAGTAGTCGCGTTTTTATTAAGCTTTTGTAATTTAGCAAATGCCTTATTAACAAGAGTCTCATCATACGCCTTTTCAGCATATTTTGACATATATTAATTATCCTCAAATAATGTCACTTCAGGTACGTCTTTTTCAGATAAGGCTTCTACGGGAGTCTCTGGAGTTGGCTCTTGTGTAGTGTTAATTTTAGCATTATAGTGCACAAGTATCTTATCAGAAATAGTAACCTCTACTTCTGTATATTGAGAATTAGCGTATTTAAATACTGGAGCTTCGCCATTAGAAAATTCAGTAAAAAATAATGGCATAACGTCTACTTTCATATTAGAAGCGTCGTTAGGTGTTACCATAATCATCGCTGGTGATTTAACTCTTAAAATTGAATCTGTTTGTTCTACTAACTCCCCGAAACAAGTCCTACCTATACTATCAATGTATGTAATGATATCCATATTATTATTATAATATACATTTTTTAATTTGCAACGGGTATTTTAAAGAAATCAAATAAATCTGTATTAACGGCTTGGCCTGGGCGAAATGACTTCCAATTTACATTATCATAAAACCTATCGATAACACTATATACAATTTTTTCAAACATTTTTTCGTAGTCTACTTTAAAGTCCTGTTCGAATTCTCGAGGTATATCATATTTAAACCCTAACGAATTTAAACCAAATTTGTTAGGAACTGTATAAAAATATCGTATTTTATCACCGGAGCTAATATATTCATGCTTTTTAGAAATATCATAATACTCTAAAAGCTTGTTGTAATATATAGAGGACTTAACATGAATTGGTGTTCCTTTTTTGACCATCCAGCCTTTAGTATGTACGCTATATTTTTCATATTCTTTAACACCCATTACAAATGCAATGTCTTTTATAGATAACGACTTAAAAATTTCATACGTCTCTTCGAAGATTTCATTTGTAGTATTTTGATTCTCAGTCATAATCATATGCTCAATGATTTTTTTCACATATGGTTTAATCGCATTAGGCATAGTGGTTCGAACCACTTCTACACCGGTGTATTTAAATTTATTACAAACAACTCCTTCATCGTCAAGTTTATGTAAGACATACCGCTTCTTTTGTAAAAAAATACCTTTATCACAGATAGATTCTCTTTTAAAAACAAACCTAGGGTCCTTAGTTAATAGGGTATCTCTTGCCCATTTTTCGATATGAACGTTTAAATCATCTTCTATATCTTGAACAAGAGTGTATACTTCTTCGTTAATATTATTATCTTTATGTAGCGATATTCCTTTGTAGTCGAGTAACGGAGTAATAGTACAATATGAACTATCTGTGTCATTATAAATGATTGGATCGTTTTTTTCAAGATCCTTATCAGTTAAATTAGTTTTTCTTTTAATATAATTTCTTAAAATAATATTGCTTTGTTTTATGACATCTTGCCCTGTTAACGTAATTGATCGTGCGATGTCACCATCCGCCATAGCAGAGTTTTTATTACCAAAATACCCATAAATACGGTTAATAAGAATTTTTAACGTGAATTGCCAGATCCAAAGCTGATCAATCTTCAATTGTGTCTCTATAATTTTTTTCTTTAATTTTTCTTTTTCAGTTTGGGTTTTTTCTTTTTTAAGCTTAAGAGATAATTGATGTTTTTCTTCGCGAGCCTCGTTCCATTGTTGTTTTTTTCCTTTTCTTATGTCATAGAAGTGATCTGTAATCCGTGGGAAAATTCCTTTGGTTTTCTGTGAAAAAAGTTTTTTAGCTCTTGTTACTGCTATGTCATTTTTAGTGCACCATTTATTAAAATCCCCATAAGACATCTCAATATCTTTGTTATTTACTGTCTTTATATACACTCTACCGTTATCAGTACCAACAATGCTTCCAACTTTAGTTTCTGGGCTTAAGTTGAGAGTAACCATTACGCTGGGGTACAGTGAGTTAGCGTCAAATGATATGACATTGTCTTGAAATCCCGGTTTTGGATCACCTACATATGCTCCTTCATATTTACCAGACTTATCATCACCTTTTATAAAAGTTGGTATGATCCGAGGTGGGTCGGATTTTCTTGCTTCAACAATTGCACGACCGTTTACTGTACTAATAGTACCAAGAGCTGCGTTAAATGGGGTTAATCCTATGTATGATAACATTCTAGCTAGATTCATGTACATAAGCTTAGCTTCAAGTTTAACTAGCAACCGTACATCATGGATGTTGTAGTCTACGAACTTGTCCCAATCGTTGATAGATAGTGTCGCAAGGTTAGTTTCTCCTATATCTACCTTGTTCTCTCCTAGTTCTATGTGAGCTATGTTATCTAGCTTATAACTGTCTTTCATGCCCAGACTGAAGGTTTTATACACATCAAGATAATCTAGCATTGATACCCCCTCAACCACGTATTTCGATGTTTGCCTACCAAAATTACCACGATACACTCGTTGGTAGATTGGCTTCATAATTTCATCGTGAACTGGTGAAAATAACCGGGTGGCATCCTCGCCTAATAGATTTCTAACTCGGTTAATTACATATGGAATATCAAAAACCTCACTGGCCCAGCCAGATAAAATATCAGGTCGATCTTTACAGTAGAAATCTAAAAATTTTTGTAATAAGTCAATTTCATTCTTACAGTGAGTATATTTTACGTCATTAGATTTTGGTGTATACTTATTAATTCCCCATGTAAAATACATTTTTTCTACAGTATCGTAGACTGTGATTACATTAATCATATGCCTCGCTTCTTCAGGTTTTGGAAACTCGTCTGGGGAATATGTTTCTATATCAAAAAACCATATCTTAAGAGGAAGTTTGGTAAAATCATCTGTTTCGCTTATTTCCCAAAACCTATCAACTAAAAATTGTTGGTAAGGAGAAATATTTTCATAAATCTTATGATCATTAAGATCTTCAATTTTTTTTCTTCTATCTAGTTCACTATTAGCAGTGTGTTTTCGGAGTTTTGTACCATATAAAGACGTTCCATCATATCGATTTGAATTTGTCTCCGAATAGAAGTATGGTTGATATGGGCAATCCGTTTCAATCCTAACACCGTTTTCGTCCCATGTATATAAACGCATGACACGTTGATTTGGTATGTATGCTAAGTTCCTATACATTCCTTATAGTATAAGAAAAATAAAACAAGAAATCAACTAATTTCGTTTAAGCGATTAAGATTTTTTCTCCTTGGATCACCATACGGGAATGAGTATAATTCAGTGTAAAAGCTAATATTATCTTCCATCCATCGGGATTTCATATAACTTCGAGCTCGCTTTACTTCTTTTATGTATTTCTTATAATCGTTAGTTAAATATTCTATTTTGTTTACTAACTCATCACCGGTTTTGAACTTATGAAATGCAGTATTATACGTACATAAATCTTGACAAATAGTCGGAATACCTAACGCACATCCTTCAATAAATTTTAAATCACTCTTTGCTTTATTAAAATTACTATCTTCTAATGGAGCATAAAAGACAGTAGGATTCTTACTATTTATGTATGCAGGGTAATTTACTAAATTAGTCCATTCGTGGTATTCAATCTTTTTTTGTTGAATTAAATCCTTTAAAGTTATCGGGAATCCACCAACAAATACCCATTGAAATTTATCTACTGTTTTTCTTATTGCGTCATTGACGTGATAAAAATCATCTTTTTGTTTAATTCTATTTTCAATATCAAAATGAGCCCCACTCCCACAATACACTACCCGTGGCTTCTTTTTATATTTCTGATAATTCTCTTTAATTTTTGTGAAGTCAAAATATCTATCCATCCAAAATTTTGGGATAAAATTAGGTACTACTGTTACGTTTTTATTACCTGTTTTTTCAATATAGTAATCCTGCATGAATTTATTAGTCACAGTAATTTCATTACATGTCTGCATAATCTCCATGCTTGTTTGTCTTATTTTTGGATCTTCGAATGCAAATCTAAATTTATTATAATGGGGTATATCTTCTTTAAATATTATATCATCAATTTCATATATAATATTAAATTTAAGTTCTTTACCTAATTCGTGTAACCATTTTATATAATTTGCTTGAGTTTCAGTTGCTTGTCGTTGAATCCGAACAGTTTTAACTCCATTGTAAAAATTTTTATCTCCGATCATTACAGTACCGCCTTGTACATTTGCTTTG